TAAAACAGGAACGACAGTAACCGCTAAGGGACTAGCTAAAGGGTTAACAGGAGGAGTTCTTAGAAAGACAACCTCTAAGGAGTTATCTAAGTACGGCTTAAATAAAGCCTCTATTAAACACGCTGATGACTTGTTAAAGAAAGAATTTATAAGGAGCAGTAGTAAAAAGGAAGCCGCTAAAGCCGTTAGAGTTTACAATGAGATGCTTAATAACAAGCTTCTTATGGGCTCCCAAAGAATGGGGGCGCTGTTTGCAACGTCAGCTAACAGAAGTGCGGGAGGTATGTTCACCTCTATATACAGCTCACTCCCCGCCGATATGACTCACGAGGAGAAGTACGATGCGGCTATTGGCTCCGCCCTCCTAGCAGGAACCGTAACGGGTTTAATTACTACTGGTTTCATGAAGATAGGGAAGGGGGGCTTAGAAGAAGCTTTCCTTGATGGGATGACTTACCGACAAATGAAGGGGGTCATAAGAAGACAACTTGGGGTTAACTTGGGAGATGAGGCGGCTAACGAGACAGCGGCTAAAATTTTAAACGCGGGAATGAAAAAGGCCCTTCTTAATTCACCCATACTCGAAGGTACTTTAAGTGAGGCCGTTGAAGAGGGCCTCGATGAATTAGCCCAGACATTTATAAGGGATGCCGCATTGAATGAGGATTCTTCTTTATCTGAAATAGCCTCCAATGTGGGTCACTCTATGTTGTTAGGTGGACTCATGGGCGGGGGCGCAACTACTGCTAGAAAGTTTGTAGATAAGGTACGAGGACCTACGGGTGACGAAGCACGGTTCAGGGCTGAAATGGCGAATAAGGTTATTACTCAGTTGAGAGAAGACGACTCTCCTTTAACAGCCGATGAATGGGAGCGGCAGGAAACCTTTAGACTGTTAACTGCTCCTGTACGTGAAGTAGAAGACGGTAGAAGGACTAGACCTGACCAGCCTGCACGACCCACACAACCCGATGCCCAAGAAGAAACAGGTGCGGAAGTTGTAGAAGTTCCTTATGACGGCACGAATTCAGCTCCTATGGTCCAGTTGGGGAGACGCGCAATTGTTTTTAGAAAAGTAAATGGGGTAATTGTTCCTTTCTACCTTTCGTCAGGTATGGCTGGAAAGCCTAATGCGGGGAAGTGGGTACCTATTTTCGGGGTCGGTCGAGATGCAGGGTGGTTCAATAAAGGGCCAACACAGGAAGATATAGATAATTACTAC